GGTCGCGAAACAGATCAAGGTTGAGTACAGGCGTGACGGAGAGACGGAGTACACAACGCAGGGCGTATACGACGGCAACGCAACAAGCTCCGTGATCACGGGCGTTGCAGCAGCCGTCAGTTATACCGTGCGCGTCACCTGTTACAACGACCTCGGGCTTGCCGGGAACGCGGCAATGCAGACTGTCTACACGGCGCCGAAGGATGCGCCGCCCTCGACAGTACAGGACTTTTCCGTTGTGCAGGATGCGGGCAACAGCAGCGTTCTGCAACTGACATGGAAAGCGAATCCGGAGACGGATATTCTCGGCTATCGGCTCTTTGACGGTGCGGGCAGCGTGCTTGTCGATCTGATCGGCGGTACAAGCTACAGCTATTTTATCCCGACATCCGGGGCATACGCATTCGGCATCCGAGCAGTTAACCGCTCCGGCGTTGTCTCTGCAGAGACCGCAGATGTATCAATCACTGCGACGGTCGCAGCGGGCAGTGTTGCCGTACCGGATGCACCGCACAGCGGCGAAGTACGACTGCAGGACGGAACTGTAACGGCCGTATGGGAGGCTGTGACAAACACCTACATTGATTATTATGAGGTGCGCACAAACAGCAATACGGGTCAGCTGGCGGGCCTTCTCGCGAAGACAGCAGATATCCGCTCTGCGGTATCGCTCACGGTGCGCAGCGGGGCTGTCCTTGTCTACGGGCACAATCCGCAAAAGGGCTACGGCGAGCCACTGAGCATACATTATGATTTTCCGGCACCGGCAGCACCGACGATCCGGATTACGAATACTCTGCAGGGATTTAACGTCTCCGTTCAGGACAAGCCCGAAAATGTGAGCGGCACACGTGTGCACATCTCGGGCGGCGGTATTAACGAGACGCTCGAAACGACGGGCACCTTTGTTTCCTATGTCGGTGCGGCAGGTGTCTACACCGTGCAGGCGGCGTGCTTTGACTCTTTCGGGGATGGCACGCTGTCACCGGTGCAGGAAGTGATCGTAAAGGCAAAAATCGACAAAAACGATATCGAAAATCTGTCGATTGCGGAGAAAGATCTTGACGCGGCACTCGCCGAACGTATGCGGGATGTGCAGACGACCAAGGAGAGCGTATCATCCATCGTTGCGAAGCTGTCCGGCAACCCTCAGGAATCCGGTTACAGTGCGATCACACAGATCTACAACGGCCTGCAGCTCAAAGTCAATCAAGGTGATGTGGTATCTGCTATCAACGTAGCTCCGGGCGGTGTAAAGATTGATGGCCGTCTCCTGCATATCACAGGCAACACGATCATTGATGGCAACGTCATCGCAAACCACATGCTGCAGGCAGGTGCGATAACCGCGGATAAGCTTGCAGTAGATAGCCTGTCTGCTGTATCGGCAAAGATCGGAAAGCTTCGTACGAAGGATACAGGGGCGAGGACGGAGATATCGGATAATCTTATCGAAGTGTTCGACGAGGGCGAAAAGACCCGCGTTCGGATTGGTATATTTGAGTAGAGGAGGTATACATAATGACACAGGCAGGAGTACAGCTAATCAATGCACGGGGGTCATGCACGCTCGATACGCGCTGCGGGGTTACCCGCGTCGTTGGGATTGCGAGCCTTGGGGCAAAGAAACGCATGCGCATAGAGATCCCGAATCCCGGGAAAAATCGCATCTGGACACAGCTTGTTTTCAATGGCTCCGGATATGGAGCTTTTGCGATGAGTACCGACTGGAATCCGGACGAAGAGAAGCTGACAAAGGTAGAAACGTGGGAAAACCGCCAAGGCATTACGGTTACGCTCCCATTCAAACCGAATGCGGCTTATGATCCGGAGTTCCCGAATGCGTATTACAGTGCTGATCTTGCAGCGCAAAACCCGCGCGCGATCATCTACGGTTTCTATTGAGAGGAGGGCGAGTTATGCGATATGCAGAAATCAGGAATGCCAACGGCGCCCATGTCATCGACGATCAGTATCAAAACTATCGGCTTAGCACAATCCCTCTGGTGAAAATGCAGCGGTGTTTGACCGGGCTGCATATCGAGAAAAATGAATCGGGTGACCGAATTTGCACATTCCCGTATTACGATTATGCAAACGGAAAGGCCTATGCGTGGCCGCAGGATGGGAAGTATCCAAATCCGTGGTGTTCGCCTTCCACACCTAATAAAGTGCGCGGCAAAGTCAACGTAGGGGCTGTTCGTACGCACTTTGATCGCCCACGCGATCTGTGGACGACGGGAAGATTTTACGGATACGCGGGTCATGGTGTCCAGTCGATGCTTGTGCTCAATAGTCCTCGCTGGCATCCGAGATTCTCAATCAGCCCCACCGATACCGTGCCATACATCTTCGCGCTCGGTGCGGCCATGCCGAACATCGTCTATACCTTTGCAACTCTTTTCGACTATTTGAGCCAAACAACGACAGCGCATTTCGTGAGCTGCTGGCAAAGAAAAGTGTCATTGTCTCAGTCGCTCGTAGACGGGAAGTCGTTCCGGGGGGACAACGTCGGCTATACTGAATTTGACCAAGGGCAATACTATCCGGATAACATTTCCGGTGCGTCAGGGTATCGGCCACGCGCAGGTGAAAACTTTACGGCAGAGAGCTATCTCGAAGAGATGGAGACGGCCCCGATCCTCTATGCTTATGGGCTGGAGGACTCCCATATCGGCCTCGATAAGGGCGAGTTTGTCATTAAGAATGAGCGCGGGGAGGTTGTTTTTAACAACCGCTACGACTATATGCGCATCCTTGACTATTTCCCCAGCGTAAACGCACTGTCGTTTGATGGGTCGGGCATATACAACTCGCCGAAAAGATATCATTACCCCGGCCGCAAGATCGCCGTTGTTGCGCTCTCACAGAACGCCTGCTATGCAGCCGGCGTTGGCAGGGATGAGTGGCTGTACAATACGGGCTTTTGGTTCCCTGACCTGAGCACCGTGGAATTTACGACATGCGTGACGCCGTTCGTGCGCGGGGGAAATCCGGACCAATACCCGGGGCTATCACAGGAGTTTGCAAGTCTCGCATCACTCCTCGGCGTTATGATCCTCGATGTTACCGGCTGCACCCCCGGATGGAGGCAGGAGGCTCAGACAGGGAAGCCGTTTTTGGTAGAAGTGGAGTAGGAGGACACAAATGCTGAAAAAGTACATTGTCAATGGGAAAATCACCTATCCGCAGGGCGAAACGAGCATCACGAATTTCACATTTACGAATGTGGAGACCGGCGAAATGTTTTCGCTCGCGACAAAGGATCAGGCGGAGGCGGACGAAATCACCTACGGCGATCATGTTGTGATCGAGGTGAGGAAGGATGACCCACCGAAGAAAAAGGAGAAGTAATCTCATACGGCGCACATCAAAGCGGTGTGCGCCTTTTCTATGCTCGTAATCGAGGGAAGGAGTAAGGGGCGTGGATATTATGATGCAGGTATTGCAGCGCTTGCAGGAAGATTGGGCGATCAAGCTTGCCATATCCTGCATCGTATCAATCACCGTGCAGGAGCACGCGCAAATATTTGTCGCTTTCGCATGGTTGGTCGCAGCCGATCTCATCACAAAATGGCTGTCATTGTCGCGTCAGTGTCTTATTGACCGCGGCAGGAATGCGCCGACACTCTGGCAAGCGTTTTGGGGTATCCGATCAGCCCGGCGGCTCGGGTATATCCGCAGCGAGGAGATGCGCAACCGTTTTGCGCATAAGATATTGACCTACATCGGCGTAGTTACGTCCTCCCTTGTGTTGGATTTTTTGCTGATGAGTGCGCATCTGCCGGCGTTCACGGCGAATCTCACAATCGGGTATCTCGCGACGACAGAATTTATTTCGATCCTCGAAAACATGCAGCGGTCGGGGGTCGAGGAGGCCGATGGTCTTGTCACACTCGTTAAGAGACGCGGCGGCCTCGGCAAGAAAGGAGATTAACTTATATGCTGAAACAGGAGCGACTGCCCCCGGTTGACTGGATGGTCGGGACAGGACTTGTCGTCGTGGCAATCCTGTCCGTTTTTTATGGGTCGCCTGAGTTATCCAGCAATGTCACATCGGGGCTGATCGGATTTCTCGGGCGGTCAGTAATCAGTAAGAAAGGAGCAAAGTAATGAGTAGTCGTGTATTAAGTAAGTCGGTTATGCGCCGCGTAACACCTGCCGAGCTTGAAGCACTTGCGGGGCGGTACCGCGAAAACATCCAAGCTGCCGCCGAATATGTTGGCCGCGAAACGAAAGTGTACCTGCATTGGTCAGCGGGGCGCTATGGGCAGTTTTGGGATGATTACCATGTCCAGATCGACAAGGACGGCGAGATCTACGTCATCGGCGATGGCGAGCTGGATGACGTGCTGGCCGCAACGTGGAAACGTAATAGCGGTAGCATCAGCATCAGTATCCTTGGGTGCCTCGGCGCAACGACCGGCGACCTTGGGCAAGAGTCGCCAACACCTCAGCAGATTGAGGGGATGGCGCAGGCTATCGCCGCTCTGTGCAACGGGCTGTGGCTGACCATCGACAAGACACGCGTCCTCACGCACGGCGAAGCGGCCGACAACGAGGACGGTGTGTATGCACACGAGCCTTACGGTCCGAAAAACGGCTGTGAGCGTTGGGACCTCGAGTATCTCGGTACAGATGAGAGCCCCTGCTATAATCCGTGGGCAGAGGACGGGACGCGCGGCGGCGACGTGCTGCGTGGCAAGGCTAATTGGTACCGTAAATTTTGGAAGGACAACGGCGGAACGCCGTGAAAGGAGAAAACATCATGAGTAAGTGGACAGACATCAGAGAC